CCTTAACCGCAGTTTCAACGAGTGCTTCAAGTGTCTCTGCCATTCTTAAACCTCTATTTGAAGAATTGAACGCTGATTACAACGTCGGCGGCATCCTCGCGAATGAGGTTCATTGCCAGCAACGCAGCGCGTGACCAAATCACCACGGAATCCACGCCATCAAACCGATTGCCGGTTGTGGTTGTGGGCGTTCCTGCGTCCAACCGATAGCGGACAGCGTTCGCGCTACCGTCACCTGTGATAATCGCGCCGCGTGCGTCCGCGTGTACCGCCGCCAGCGCAGCCGAGGCCGCGCCAATCGTTTGCGTTACAAACGTGAGCGGCTGAAATTGCTCGTTGTCATTGAATCGCGCCAAAGTGTACCCTTGCATGTTGAACTCCCTTAAACGTCCAAGTCTTTAACGTAATTCCAAATCTTGTCATGACGAACCTTGTCTAATTTCTCTTCCTTCTTTGCGACTGCTCGCGTTACTTGCAAACTGTCTCCGGGCTCCGCCTCGCGTCGATCCGTCGCCTTCAAGAATTGCCGATATTCCTTCTCAGTTCGAAACGTCCGATCCAACGTCGGAACATATTTATTAAAATGCCAGTGTGAATCCGGTTTCATCACACACAAAGAAACAACATACTCAGACACCCTAGCACACGCTCCGCGTCGTGATTCAAGGGGGCATCGCAGTTTTTCTTGAAAATCCCGGAAACTCTGCATAATTACTTCGAATATTCCGTGCTTGGGACATCGATAAGCGTAAATCGGCACGACTATTTCCCCCGTGCAAACAGATATCCAAGAGCAAAGAACAGAACAATAAAAGCGACAAAAAAGAATTCAAGAGTCATACGCTCGTACCCCCGGACGCCTGCGCGCCTTGTTGTCCAGCCCGCGCAGCCGCCGCTTGTCCACGGTTGGCTTGCAACAACGCCGGATCAAGCCCAGCCGCCGGCACTGTTCCATTCGCCCCAGGCTGAGGTAACGCCGGCCCTTGTTGCGCCAGGGCAGGAAAGAATTGAGCCGCATCAACCGGCGCGATCTTCTCAAGAATCCACTTAATCAACGCGCCAATATCCATTTGCACTTGACCGATTTGCATGATCGTCTGAAGGTTTTGCATGATTAATTGGAACACCTGAAGAGCCTGGGCTTTCTCGCGCTCCGGATCGGTCTTCGGAGCCGACACGGTTTCAATTTGAAGATCGACTTCCCCTTGGATATCTTCCTTAGAGTACGACACCCAGAATTGACCACGAGGCCCGGTAAGCTGTACGACCTTCTCCGTGACATAATTCGCCTTCACATGCTGCGAGACCTGCGTTACTGTCTCGAATACGAAGGAATCAACAGCGTCCGAATGCTCGTCCGTCTTCAAATTCAACAAGCCCGTGCGCGCTTCGACTTCGGTTGCGGTGGCGCGTGACTGAAGATTTCCGCCTCGTGCCAATTCGTCGAGCCCGGACAGTTCGCGGATATCCTGTTTGATTAGCGATTCGATAATGTTTTGGTCGTTGGATACGCGAGCGTCGTCAATCGGCTTGATGCGTCCCATTTCTTCGACTTCGACGATGGAACCGTCTTCACCGCTTTCAAGAATTTCCCGCGAGCCTGTTCCAAGAACGCCAGCAAGAACTTCGTACTTCCGATTGAATCGCCGCCCGTGTTGAAACCAGCGAGTGCGAACGCGATTCAACTCAAACTGTTGATCCTTAATCCACGCCGGCAAACCCAGCGGGTAAGGTTCGTCGGGAACGTTGATGAAGTCGCAGCGTGTGTAAGGGAGTCCGTCGAGATAATCGTAAGGCGTTGCTTTCTCCAAGATCGGAGGTTCAACGCCATCAAGGAAGACGTAATACTTTTCGAATTTCTTATCCCACAACTCGTACAACACCCACAATTCACGATCCTCGCCATAGCTGTCTTGCAGCGACGCGAGCGATGCATCAAGATTGCGCGCCTCATACGTGGGAATACACCCAGGCTGATAGTCGCCGCGCCTTACCTTCGTCAAAACGTCCTGCGCGTAACGAGCGTTCGCAAGCACATCTTCCGGACGCTTAAAGAAAATCTCCGCGCACCATCGCGACGTGTTCAAATCGTGTTCGGGCGCTTCCGGATCGCTGATGAATTTGAACGGGGAAACCCGCTTGATATACGGCGCTTCCTTTTTCACGTAATCGCGAAACTCAAGAACGCCGTCGCGCTTCTTATTCTTCGATTCATCAATTTCGAGGTTGAATCCAGTCTTGCAAATGCCGTGCCCACAGATAACTGTATCGAGAACAACGCGCTTAATCTGTCGCTGCATCCTCCGCTCGCGCCATTCGTAATTGAGGATTTCCTGTTGCAACGCAGCGGAGACGATGAATTCGGCGCGCCGGGGCTTTGCAATGATTCGCGGGTTTCGATTGACGAGGAAGGGAAGTAGTGAGCGGACGTTCGAGCCGGTAATGTTGACAGTAATTAGATCGTTCGGAGTTGCGGAGTTAATGCGATCCTGAGACGCATTGTAGATTCCCCAGTGGTTTCCCTTGAACATTTCATAGCCGTCTTTCCAAGCTTGATCGCCGTTCGGATGATCCTTGCGGTAACGCAACGCGGAGGTAACGCGCGTCTGCCAAAGGGCGTAAGTTTCCCCGCCCGTTTGCGTCTCACGTTTCCGATTTGGATAAGCCATGCTCTCCGCCCTCTTAAATCACAAGAGCGACCTTAGCATGGAAACCGTGTCGTATTTCAAGAGGGCTCGTGACTTATTTTCGCAATCCGCGCCCAGCGTGCCTTTCCAGCTCACGCAAAGCGTGCCCCATTGATCCGCGAGGATATATTTTAGGTTGTGAGGACTTCGGAATATTGACTTGACGCGCCATTTGAACGGCGATTCCAACGCCTATAACAAGATCGTCTTTCTTACCCGGAGCGGCACCGAGTGTTCCATCGGGGAGTTTTTTGTAGGTCATCAACTGCTCAATCGTGGTAATGTCCAAGAGGGTTATTTCATCGTCGCGCAACGCGCCTTTCAAATCGCCAATTAGCATCGGCTTCGTTGTCTCAGTCGTGCGCCATCCGTAGGCCGCAACCCGCTTCGACACGTCCGCGTGTACGAGTGATTCCCGCATGTAAAGAGGCCGATACCGGAGACGCTGTAGACGCATCACAGTCGCCTTGCCGACGCTGTTCACTTCAACGCCCAACAAAGCGCCGTTGTAGATCCGCCCCAACGCGAACAGAATATCCGCATAGGTGTCTGTGTCGATGTTGCCCCGGAAGGAAGCAACCTGAATTAAATCCGGACACTTCAGAACGCAGGCTCCGGAATCGTCGCCGTCTTGAATTCCTTCGCACACGTCCGCGCCGATCACATAACGCCGACCGGGAATTGAATCTTCATAGATCGACAGCGGCCCATAGCCGGCCTCATAGAATGCGCGTTGCCACCAATTCGGATCAGCCTTGCGGTCATCGCTCGCTTTCATCGCAAACCGATAGCGCACGGGGTAAGTTATTCCTTCCGTCTCGTTCGCCTTGTCGCGTTCGCGAAGCTGCTTCCGCCGGTCAGATAATTCCTTGGCGTCAAATACACTTGAGCCCGTCGCAACGAACGCCTGTTCTGGCGTAAGCGGATACTCTTGAGCAAAGGCGTTCTTATCGCGCTTACACTTGTTGACGATGTACCAACGACGCCACGCGAGCCGGCACATAACTTCGTGTTCAATCCGCTTGATATTCTCCGGCGTCCTCGCTTCCCACTCCGGAAACCAATAAACGACTTGAGCCCGGATATATTCGGCTTGTTCCTCTTCGTCGCCATAAAGCGTATCTGCAACGTCCGAAAGTCGGAAATATTCATCCGGCTCAAGTTCGAGGCGGTACTCATCCTCTGCAACGAAGGAAAGAAATATCTTCCGTTCGTTGGAGTCTTCATCGTCCCACTCGTCCTTAAACGGCCCCTCGCCTTGCCCCGTGGTTTCTTTGATTACGAACGTTCCGGGCAATTCCGGGATAGCTTGATTCAACGCAATTACTGAAGCGGCCCATTGCGGATTAACGTCTTCGTACCGGGCGCGTTCGGAAAGATGCACGGCTTGAATCGTGAACGACGCTCCCAGGTTTTTATTCGCCGCGGTATCGACTCCGATCTTCGATTCAAGTCCCAGCGTCCCGTCACTATCAGGATTCGCGAAGTGAAGAATCATCCGGTTGTCAAGCTTGCGCATCGGACGAACTTCTTGCGGCGACGCCTTGTAAAACATCTTTTGCTTTTCGAATAGACCTTGCGCGGAGTCGGCATCATGCGCAACGACAAGGCATCCCTTGTGGGCGTGAAAGGAAGCGATCCAATAGAACAGCGCGGCGATGAAAGTTGATACTCCCATTTGTCGCGCCTTGAGAATTGACCATCGGATAGGCTTGCCGGCCTTCAAGTCTTCCTGAAGCAAGAGCCATAGTTTGCGCTGGACGCGATTGAAGACGAACGGAACAAGTGTTCCCGCTTTTGTCTGGATCTTTAGACACTCGCGCGCGAACACGTCAAGAAACCGCTTGAAAATCAGAATTGCTTGTGTTTGAATTTTGCTCATTGCTAAGGCGCGAGTTGATGAAGCGCCTGTTTGTTTTCGTACTCGCTAAGCTTAGCGTTCATGTATCCCAGCGCCCGGCTTATGCGGTCAATGTCGAATCGCGTGTACTCGCAAGCATCGACTTGCGGAGCCGACCGACAGAACGTATCAATCAAATGCTCGAAACTAACTTGCGCTGGGATTGTTACCCGCATATGTGTTCCCCTTTTTCGTTGCATTCCAAGCGGCGGCAAAGAACCATGCGGCCTTTTGGCTGCAATCGATACAAACGTAATCCTTGAACATGAGCGCAAGAACGAAACAAACCACTTTCGGATTCTCTGTTCCACAGTGCGTACACTTGCGACTCACGAAAAGAATCCCCCTTGCTCATCACGCGCTTTCTTTCCGGTTTGGTCTGGATATGGGTCTTCCTTCAGTGCTCTCCAAAGTCGAATTAGACAGTTAATCATAGTTTCCCCTCGCGAAGAGCGGCCCATCGTTCAAACGTCCGCAACGTCGTCTGTGCTTCGGCCATTAAGCGCGCCGCCTCGATAATCTGAAACGAATCAAGCGCCGCAATATCCGCCGCCGCCGAAGTCAAGTCGTCTCGCGTCTCCAAGATCACGCACGTAACGCCGGCTTCAAGAATCACCCTGTCCCACCGAGTTAGTTCGTTTGGATCGGTCATTGATTCCCCCGAATTTCATCACGCAATCTCTGTCGCGCAATCTTCAGCTTCATCCGCCAAAGCTTTCTCACGTCGCCATTGAAATACTCACAATCCCGCCTCGTTAGAATTGCCCGCGTGAAAAAATATGTCGTATCTACTTCCGTTCGTAACTCACATACGCGGACATCCATGTAATCAGGTTCATAACTCTTAATTCGAATCATTTATTCAAACCCCGGATAGAGAGTTGTGTTCTCGTCAAGCGCATGTCCGGACTCTTCCGCCTTGCGCACGATGGATTCAAAGTTGATCGAGACCGCAACGGACGCGCCTTTCTTCGATAGCTCTTCTCCCAGGATGCCGGCCCACACCTTAGCCGCCTGAATTGCGTTGCTTGGGCTTGGATCAGTCGCAACGATATCGCGCATGCGGTTGTGAACGATTGCATTGAATTCCGTTTTAGCCGCCTCACGCCGAAGCTTAGTAAACCGGCGCACGAATTCACCATGACCCATAATTAACAACACTTCTTTCAAGGGCATACCGGCCCGCTCCGCAATTTCATGAGCCGTTGCGTCAACACCGCCTTGTAGAAGAAAGTCAAGAACTCTAACCGCCTTCACGATATCTAATTCAGGTGCTTGCACTTTTCCGTCTCCGACACTTTTCATATTTGTCACCCTTTTCGATATTGCAGGCATAACAAGCTTTCACAATGTTGTCTTGTTCGTATCCCCGCGAGGGGTCCACGCGATCAACCGACATCTGTTGCCGATATCGCTTCGGACGATTAGCAAACTTAGCCTGCACTTCCGCAAGCGTCAGTCGGCAATAAGTGCAAACGTCAGGAGTCGCGTTCCACCAAGCAACAAACACATCGCGATCCAAAGCAAATATCAAACCGCGCCTTGGACAACACTTCCGTAGCCAAAGAAACCGGCTATGCGCCACGTCGCGATAGTAGTGCCTTCGATTCTGCTCCAATTTTAATTCCGGATGCTTAACCCGCCAGCGCCGCAACTTCGCCAACACTTTCTCCGGATTCCTTTTTCGCCAATCCGCCGTAGACGCGCTTTGTTTCTCTCTATTAGCCGGCAACTGACGCCAGCGCCTAGACGCCTCTAGCATTCGCTGCTTTCTCTCGGCATCGCTAAACAAGGGGAACCTCGACTGTTCGGGCAATGGACTACAAGTCGGGGTTGTCTCTGTACTGCTGGACTCAGATACTAACACGCGCTCCGGAGTTGTCTAGTATACGAAAATGTTTTCGTCTGATATCTCGCCGTTAGTGCGCAATCGTCCGCGTTTTCGCCGAATTGACTTCGTCGGGGAAAACTCATTCACTAATTCACGTTCCGTCAACCAGATTTCTTTCTGATTCTTGTTCTGTATTTCCCGGTCTTCTAACCTGTCGCGCGTGTTCACTCGCATACTGGGGGATATGATTCTCATAATTCTTTTCAGGTTGGCTTAATTCATTAACAAAGGCCATGTGGCCTTTTAACGGGGTAATATGTCCAACCTCATTGCGGAGACAGCGAAGCGCCAAGCGGAGCTGTCGCAATTTAATTGATTCGATGCGAGCACCCCTCTTGATAAGTAACCACTATTAACTTATTCTCAATTTCTCTTTATTCTTTTAATTCTGGTAGTCTCAAAGACTATCCGTCTTATAAGACTTATAAGCCTATTGTTAATGAATGACTCCCATTTCCCACATTACTGTATATGCAGGTTGCGCGTGCGTCATACTTTGTCCGTTTATTCAAGAATACGTTGCGCTTCTTGCGAAGGTGCAAGCGGATCAGCTAGTTAGAATTTATTGCGAAGTAGTAGGCCCGCGTCATTAATTCATTCCTAGAATTTTTTATGTGGGGTGTCTGGTAGCTAGTGATAATTCAGGACCGGGCTGGTCACGGGGCCTAGGTATGGGCCGCGCGCGATGGAGGATAAGCCTAGCCCAGGATAAGACACGCGCGCGAGGTAAGTCTATGATGGATAAGACAATCCAGATATGCCCGCAATTACCAACATAATACCTATTTAGTCGGTAATCGGTGCCTTCCTGGGTGTGAACTGGGTAGAATACTACATAGTTGTGTGCGTCATTCCAAAAGCAGACTAGTACTCTACTAGATTAGTAGCCTATCCCGCAGTAATTCCCCAAGTGACTTTCCCGCTGCGCTAATTCCCGCCTCTTGACGCGGTATCACAATTCCATTTAATGTCACTCCGCGTTGCCCTTCATTGTCACATTGTGGCCGATACATGCAATACTCTGCACAGGCTTTACTTGACTCAATAAATTATATCTGGTGTGACTACAACGGACTGCGAGCATATAGCATCACATGTTTATTAATTGGCTCCGCTATTGCTTCATTAATTGCAAATTCACTTTTGGAGGCAAGAGACGATGTTAAAACACTATCAGACAAACGGGGGAAACTATTATGACCGTGCGCACGCAAATGACCGCGTAACGGCTCGTCAGTCTTCCCAGATAGACACAGATATGACCGTCTGCTATCGACTCGCGTGGTTTGTTCCTGTCGCGTGTTTCGCTGGCGTAGTCGGAGCGGTTGTTAATTTCCTGTTTTCCTTAATTCACTTCTAAAGGAGGAGCCCATGATTACAGTTAAACAATTACGGACGCGGGAAATTCAAGGATTAGATAATCCTCATAGTTTTCTCTTCTGTTCTGTTTGTCAGTCGGAGTGCTCCGCTTATGCTGGAGACTATTTCACTCTGCCCTTGGAATATGTTTTCACTTGCTGCGATCAGCCAATGATACTGGCGACAAAGAAAACGGTAATCGAGGAAATAGTATGAAACGTCTTCTATTAATCGCGTTGTTTGTTGCTTTATCCGGATCGCCTGTTGACGCGCCATGCTTTGACGCAATTCCAGCCGGAACGGATTCTTTCTGGCAACTATGGGAAGACGAAATTGGAACTGAAAGCGTTCCATCGGAGGCGGAGGCGATCCGCCAATTAAGGGAAAAGGGATATTACATTTCAAACTAACGGAGGCGAGGCAATGAGTAAACTTGATGAAATGTTTGATGCAGGTTTTGACCTTTCAACGCAGAAACCGTTTTCGAAGGCTGTCAGCATAGGTTGCAGTCAATGCGCAGCCTTAGTCATTAATGGGTTTCCTTGTCATGAAACCGGCTGTCCAAATGAGCGGCACGAGTGCAAAGGATGCAACGCGACAGTAGAACGCAGGAATAGTTATTGCTCCGATTGTCAGTAATCCTTAAACAAAGGATGGAAAATAAAAGTGACACTCACACAATACTTGAAGAAACGATCAAAGGAAATCTGTCAGGACAACGATTGCACAACAGACCAACACAACTGCGAATCGTACGCCTACATTAACGCAGAAATGGAATTGCTGGACATTTGCGCTTCCGATTTTTTCCAAGGTTCAAGCAAGCCCGCCGCAGCTATTTCTTTGCCGTGGAAAGGATCAATGAGGGATTTACGCAGGGAAGTATTAGAACAGACTTTCGAGGGTTAAATTTCAAATCAAACAACAGGAGACTAAAAACAATGGCTCATAACTTAGCAACAATCGAAGGAAAGACAGCATTCTTTTGCGCGACTGGCAAGCACGGCGCTGCATGGCACAAGCTGGGGCAGGAAGTCCGTGATGCGCAGTCTTGGCAGGAAGCTATGAAGCTTGCAAAGTTAGACTGGACAGTTTCAAAGCGTCCGTTGTTTGCTGCGCAGAACTGGACACCGGGAGCAATCCAAGTCGATTCCTTCATTGAAATTCCAGCTTGGGGAATATTCAACGATTCGAATCAGCAATTCTTTGGTGCCGTCGGGAATCAGTACGAGCCCATACAGAATCAATTCGCTTTCGACTTCGTTGACACGCTATTGGAAGCGGAAGCGGGCTCGCACTACGAAAGTGCGGGCGCATTGGGGAATGGCTCGCGTGTGTTCTGTCTTGCCCGCGTTCCCTTCGATTTCTCGATCGGCGGCACAGACGACAAACACGAAACTTACATGTTGTTCACTTCCTCCCATGACGGCACGGGCGCAGCAATGGCTATGCTCACTGATACTCGCGTTGTCTGCCAGAATACGCTGAACATGGCCTTGAGCCGTTCGGAAAACTCCGGGATTCTCAAAGTGAAGCACACGAAGTCCGCTGAAATCCGATTGGAGCAAGCCCGCAAGCTTATGTCGGGCATCAAATCAGACGTAGCAACGTTACGAGCGAAGCTTGACCTATTGGCTTCGCGTCAAATGACAGAGGAAGCTTTAACGGCTGTAATGGATCGCCTTTATCCCGTTGTCAATTCGGACGTAGCGACACGACGCAAGAACAAGATCGCAGAGATTGCGACTCTCTATTTCAACAACGACAATAACGCATTCCCGGAAGTGCGCGGTACAGCCTACAACCTGTTAAACGCCATCACAGAACACACGGATCACAAGCGCGGCGTTCGCATGACTGATAGCCGATCCGGAATGACTGAAGAGCAAGCCCGCGCGGACAATGCGCTTTTCGGAAGTGGATCAGACTTGAAGCAAAACGCCTTGGAAGTAATCCTTGACGCAACCAACGGCCTACCTATCCGTACAATCGTGCGTACGTTGGTTTCTGTGCCGTCGATGCCAGTTGCCCAAGGCGTCCTAGTGTCCTAGTCATTAACGGTTGAACCTTGAGCCCGCCTCGTCTCAATAGGCGGGCTTCTGTTTGAGCTGTTAATCCCAATGAACGGAAATCCAATGGACACATTTATTGATTCTAGTTGCTACGGTTCCGGAGCAGTCAACGTACGCTGGCAAGTCGGATGGTTTAGCGAAGAGAAAACTATCAACGGAACGCATTATGCTGCAATTCCTAAATATGAGTCGCGAGTGTATTTCTTTGACTGCAAAAACTGTGCATCCGACTACGTTGAGTGTAAGACGTGTGAGGCGAGGCAAACGCGCTTTATGAAATTCGAGCAAGCCCGCGACGCGGCTATTAATGAAGCGGAGCATAGGTTATTCGCGTTGCGCTCCGAGTTGCAGGATAAGAAGATTCCAGCGAAACCGCCCAAGGGAACCGCGCAAGTCTGGGCAGATATCATCAGCCGGCTTTATCTGTCAGACAGCGCACACAAATGGCGCGAGGCGATCCGCAAAGTGTGGAATCCGCCTCTGATGTTTCCCCAGGAATGCGAAAAGGAAAAGGCGGGCTAACATGAGCGAACAAGCAAAAGAATATATTCAATTTGTAATCGAAGTTTCCAAAGAGAATTGTCATTCTCCGCAGGATGCTTGGGCTTTAGTGATTGAATTCTTGAATAAAGCATTGAAGGAAATTGAATCAATGGAAAGACAGGCGCAGATTGATCGGGCTTTGCCCGGAGAATACTAATCATGTTCAACAGTGACGAGGAAGTGATTCAATCATGGATCAACAGCAAGAGAACCGCAACGGCTCAAGCTTATGCATTCGAGTCTAGGCGGTTCATTCGCTTCCTGGGTGACAGACGGCTAGCGGATATCGGTATTCTCGACGCGCAAGCGTTCGCAGACACGCTGCCCGCCCATGTCTCAACGCGGAACCGTGCCGTGTCTGCGATCCGTAGCCTATACGCCTTTGGTTGTGCCTACGGATATCTAAGCCAAAACCCAATTGCGGTTTTGCAGCTTGCGCCGATTCGCGACACGTTGCACGAACGGATACTTTCTCCGGAGGAAGTAGAAGCAATCGTCAAGGCAGAAATCAGGCCGCGCGTGCGTCTCTTGATTCGCCTGATCTATTTCGGCGGTTTTCGGATATCTGAGGCCGTTGAATTGCAATGGAGCGCAGTACAGGCGAGAGGGGATGTTGCATCCGCGCAAGTTACCGTGTTCGGCAAAGGGGGAAAAACCCGGACGGTGTTGTTAGCTCCGGATATCGGACTTGAGTTAATTGAATTAACGAAAACTAAAACCCGATCCGATTTTATCTTTGCGACGCGCACCGGAAACCATCTTGACCGTGGATCGGCTTGGCGGCTAGTTCGGGATGCGACGCGGAAGGCGGGAATTGATCGGCCTGTTTCCCCGCATTGGTTCCGACATGCACATGCGACGCACGCCTTGAAGAACGGCGCGGATCTTAAATTGATTCAAGAAACGCTTGGCCATTCTTCCATTGAAACCACGGGCCGATATGTGCATAATTCCCCTGGGGAATCATCAAGTCAATTCTTAACAATGAAGTCAAACACCTAATCGCTTGGAGGCGTACAAATGAAATATACATACGAACAAATCAAACAGGCTCAAGAGGCTCTGGAATCGAGAGGCTTCTATCATTCTGACTGCCATAAAACTGGCGGCGTGGTTGGTATCTGGGATCGTGGGAACGAGTTTTACACGCACATCTGGAAACACGACACGTTACCGCCAATCTCATTTGAGATTGACCCACAAGGGAATTTCGAACTTCCGTTCTAATTCCCCGCCCTTCTCCCTCCAAGCGTGGAGCGGGGACGCCAAGCCCCTCGGCGATACTGAGGGGCAACAAATCGCTTGGAGGAGATCATGCAAACAAAAACTGACCCTTGGAATGGTGGATTATTCGATACAACATCTGCCGCGCAGAAAGCCTTTGACCAATCCCCCGATTTTGACGACAAGCAATGTGAGTGGTCTCAGGAGTATCACAATAATTGTGCAACAGCCGCAGATCGGGCACGAGTTGAAGCTCTCACTGGAGATCAGGAACAGATTGTCGCGTGGTATTGGGACGACGCTTACCGCGCGGGGGCAGAGATAAATTAAATAAATAGTGGAGGAGAGAAAACATGCGAGTGTATAAACTCGGCGGTATGGTAATTCTAACCGATCAGCCGATAATTGATCTGGGGTTACGCGATGGAGGGGGTTTTTCTATTCCAAAATCTAGGGCGGCTAAACCCCGGATACCGCCTATCGGTGCGGCTTCGCGTAAACCGGGCCGTCCGTTTGGATCGAAGACCAAAAACCGCAAGACAACCTCTTGAGAGTTTTCACTCTCTGAGTATCACGGGCAGGCGTGAGCCGAATGAATACACGTCGCAATGAGCTGGGGGAATAAGGTTGACCGCTGAAATGCGATTCATTAATGAGCACGATATGACTAACACGAAAGTCCTAAGATACGGACTAGTCAAGGCTCGCCGTTTCCCTCTGCCCGTTGTTCTATCTAAATCCAAATGACAAACGAACAATTCATTGAATTAGTTGTTAAGTGCCAATGGATCGAATTTCTAATCGTTTACTTTCTCGTTGTCACTGGGCAATTTCATCCGGAACGCGGCTTCGTCGCGCTTACGCGGCATTACCGACGCCTGTCTTTAGATATCCGGATTCAAATGTATCTATGCGAAATGAAGTTGCGCCGCGTGTTGGCAGAATGGCGCGAAAGGGGGATGATGCGTTATCGACCTGGGGGTTATCCAGCGATTCAATGCGGCAAGGCTGGATTGCCGGCAAGTTTCAAACCTTTTGGAACTGTATAGACAACTTACAAGACTTATTGAGCCTCATAAGCCGATAGCCGTTTGGAAAATTGGAAACCATTCACGAACCTTTCACGCCTTCCATAACAATGTAGTTGAGCGCCGCCTAGAAAACGTCACACACCTAAGAATTACCTCAAGCCGCAAGATCGAAATAAGAATCGGATTCAGAGACCGCGAAGCCTTAGAAACCTGTTTAGCTCGTTTTGCCATCAACAAACATGATGCCGCATACGAACGAATCCTCAAATCGAGATTAAACAAGGGAGACCTTAATTATGGCTGATCAATGGGCAGAACTGTTTGGGCCGGCGGGCGTGCCGGCAACGCAACCAACAGGGGCCGCACCTAAAGAAACGACCGCAAAGACAACCGCACCAACTCCAAAACCCAATCCGCTTGCAACACCGCAAGGGGTAGTTCAAGAGACAACGGGGGATGATGATTTCGACGCCTTCTTGAGTGGCACAGACAACGCAGGCGATTCAGACGACGCACCGGGCAACGCAGCAACGACCGCTCAGGCCAAACAAACCCTCTCAAGTATTCTAACTGAAGAGAAGAAACCGGAGAATGGGGGTGAGGCACCAAAGAAGCAAGGACGCGGACGCCCGGCGGGAAGCAAGAACGCAGACAAGCCGCTAACCGCCGAACAATTCGTTGACAAGATGAAGCCGGAAAATGCAGAGGGGAACCGCACGCCGGAGGAAACGTTTCGCCCGGAATTGGGAGCGCCTGTCGCGACGGGAACAACGCCGGACGAGCAAGATGTTGCGCGAGCAATCACGACACTGGCGCGTTATATCGCGAGCGCGATCCGAGCGGGCTTCTAAGAAATCAAGAAAAGATTTTCCTAATCAAGTACAACAAATCAGAAATAAGTTTCCGGATGGCAAGGTAGCGAAGAATCGACTATACGCGGAGACGTTTGTTGACTGCGTTATGGACATTCCTATAAATGCAAGCCGGAAACTAGCAATCCACTTGCATCGATTTGCTGAAAATGAATTGAAGCTTAACTTTGCTTTGTGGGTATTGCGAAAGAGTACGGGCGAATGGATTCCGCTAGAGGGTTTCTTTGTGCCTTTTGCAGAGTCGGCGCGTGTCTTGTCGAATCGACTGCATTCACTTGTGAGGCGGTACGCCAAGGATGAAATCGAGCGAGAAAAAAGAATTAGCAAATCACTTCGACCTGTCGGGCGACGAAAGCGGATGGACTCCGGTCTTATGTCCGCTACATGACGATAACCGGGCGTCGGCTGCGATCAACTGGAAACTCGGATTCACTTGCAAGGCCGGTTGCGGCGGGCGCTCGTTGTCGAAACTCTATCAAGAGATTATCGGGGGAGACGTGGCGGAAGAGAAAGACGAATTAGATTCAATAGACTTTGACGATGCGCCGGCGTTGGATGAACTGAAGCCAGCGTCTGTTTTCTATGAAGACGCAGCCGGTTTATTCAAACACTTTGTAGCGGAGCGGGGGATTAGTCCACAGACTTACAGGGCGCTTGGCGTCACGTTCGAACTGAATCCGACTGCAAAGGACTTCGGGTATATCACGATTCCCAACGGTGCGAAGCGATCCGTCAAGCGGAAGTTCATCGACGGCATGGTAGGAGATCGATACGTTAACAGCTCCGGCAAGGGGCAACCGATTTACAAGTTGCCAGAGGTTCACGATGCAAAGGACGTGATTCTAGTTGAAGGTCTCTTCGATCTAATGGCGCTTTATGAAATGGGATATCGGAACGTTTCAGCGGCGCTCACGTCGAGTTTCAAAGAGAAACAGGCTTACGAATTCAAGGGAAAGACGGTCTTCGTAATCTTCGATAACGATTACGCCGGCTATAAGGGCTCGCGCAAAGCAGCGGAGCACTTGAAGGAAATGGGAGCGAATCCAATCATTCTCGAATTGCCTCAATTCTTCGGGAAAGATCCGCACGAAGCATTCCGGTACAACGCTCACCACTTCCGCAATTGGCTTGCTGAGAAGCTGGCACAGTATGACGCCGTTGATAAGAACTACGTCATTGAAAGTTTCCTCACTAACCGGGCTCCGCTCAAAGTCTACCGTACGGGCATTCCTACCTTCGACGCTTTCTTAGGCGGGGGCTTCAAGGCCGGCGTTCATATCTTGGGCGGCAAACCTGGGGCGGGGAAGACCATGCTAACCGTTGCCATCTGTCGCGCAATGGCGGAGCAAGGGGCGCGCATTCTGAAGTGCAGTTATGAAATCTCCAAGCTGCAAATGTGGGCTCGTATGTCGTCACAATTTGACGCGCAACACACTTGGGCAGAACTGGAAATGAATCCGCTTCTCTTAACACAGGCCGCGCGGGAGAGAGTGACGCAGCTATCAGAACAGGTTCGCGTTGTCATGGGCTGGAATGTGAATGAAGTCGAAAGAGCGGTTAACAACTTCGATGTAGTCGTCGTCGATTACATTCAGAGAATGCCGTCCGCCAAGTCTGAAGTTAAGTTCGGAGTCAGTGACAACATTCAACGACTCTCCAATATCGCACGCGACTATAACAAGATCGTGATCGCGGTCTCTTCGCTTCCTAGATCTGGCTACAAGGCCGACGGGGAAATGGGGGTATTCAAAGAGTCTGGGGATATCGAGTACGTTTGTCAGTCGGCAACGATCCTCAAGAAAGCCGGCGACGCCTACATTACCGCCTCACTGATTAAGAACACGCGCGGGGTTATGGGTAATTTCGCGCTTGAAGGTGACCTGGGGCATTGCCTGTTCAAAGAGGCGGATTACTTTGTTGAGTCTGATGAAAGGGCGGACGGGGAATGAGTCTATTACAGTTTCCATTTATTCAACAAAGCGACTCCGGTAAAACAAACATTTATGGAGTACGTTGTAACGCTGCATATTTGGGAGCCGTGAAGTGGTTCGGACGTTGGCGGAAGTATTGTTTCTTTCCAAATGGAGAAGCTATCTTCGACACGAATTGTTTAACTGAAATCGCGTCGTTCTGTCAGCAAGAAACAGCAAAGCATAATCACAAATGAACCTTCTCTTCGTTCTCGAATCCCCAAGCAAGACATACGATAAGTGGATTCCGCGCTTGCTCCGGGAAGTGAACCTTTCGGAAGTCGAAACGATTGAAGTATTCGACGCTCCGATTTATCACAAGCCAACCGTAAAGGAAATCAAGGCGGCAATGGCCGGGCCTGTTGAATTCGAGCAAAAGCTATTCGACAAGATTTCAAGCTTCGGCACGGACACGCCGGCGGATATCGTAATTAGTATGGGCAGCGCGGCGGCGCTCGCGACGTGGCGAACCGTGTTCGGCAAGGGGCAAGTTGTCTTGACGAAACTCCGCAATCGGGTATTCGAGGACACCACGCGAGGCTCTAATCCGGTCAAGTATTGCTTCACCTATTCCCCAAAGATAATCCCCGTTGAGCCCAAGTTTCTACCGATCATTGTTTCGGATTTGCGCTGGATTCTGGGGCAGCGTCACGTTGAGAAGGTCACGCGACTGTATTCCGTGGATGAATTTCCGCACATTGCGTTGCATAAGGAATTAGGTCTTGATTTTGAGACTGAAGGCTTCGTTCCGTATGCCGCGAGCAAGGCGCTTCTAACGGGCGCGGTATCTACAAGGCCAGGCCGGGGATTTGGATTCAACATAGGGCATCCTGGAGGGCTTATCAATACCGTCGCGAAAGACTGGTTTCGCACCGTAGTAGAGAATCCGGAGCTAACGCTAGTCGGTCACGAAATTAAGTTTGACGTGAAATGGGCAATGTCGAAGTGTGACGCCAAGCTAAAGGCGAAGCTTTGGGACACGAAGGTAGCACACGCCTTGCTTGATGAGAATTCCCCAGACAATTCATTGAAGTCACTTGCGGCACAGTACACGGACTTGGGTCATTACGGGGATGATGTTGACCGAAGTGACTTGCGGAATGCGCCGCTTCACAAAGTAATTGAATACAACACGAAGGACACCGACGCGCCGCTGCGCATCAAGTCAATATTTGAACCGGAGATTAAAGCGCAAGGAATGGCGCCAATATGCGGCCTACTCATGGAATCCCTTGGCGTACTCGCAAAGATGGAACACCGGGGAATGTACGTTGACCGGGATTGGGCAATCAAAGAGGGCGTCGAGTGCTACAAGGAATTGAAGAAAGCCGAAGAGGAATTGTTTCGGATCAACGGCGCGGAATTTAACGTTAATTCGACTGCTCAGGTTGCAGACCTTCTCTATAACAAGCTGAATATTCCGATTCTCACGGTGAGCAAGAAGACGGACGCGCCGTCCACGTCGAAAGATGCGTTGCTTACGCTGAAGTACGGGCCGGAGTTATCGCCGGCACAACAGGAAGCCTTGGACGCGCTCACGTTGCGCCGCAAGAAGGACAAGCTTTGGTCAACTTACTTCGTTACGCTTCCGGAGAATTTGAAACATGATAATCGGATTCACACAACATACAATCTGGGTAAAGGCATCGCCGAAGACAATGAGGAACACGGAACCGTCACGGGCCGGCTATCTAGTAGCAACCCTAACCTTCAAAACATCCCCATTGGCAGTTCTATGCGCGGCATGTTCGCAGCAACCCCAGGCTGGCGATTCGCAGGCCCGGATTATTCTCAGCTTGAATTAAGAGTTGCAGCCTTCGTGTCGCAAGAGCCGACGATGATGCGCGCCTTTGACGAGGGCAAGGATATTCACACAACTGTACTCGCCGACCTGAAGAATGAGGAATACGGAAAGCTTGATGAAATGTTCACGGCGGAGGGCGAGGGGTATCCGCTCGCAGAGTACGAGCATTGGAAGTCTCAACGGGTAGCAATCAAGCGAATTAATTTCGGCGTTCTCTACGGTATTGGGCCGGCAAAGCTTAACCGATTGTTGCTTGCCGTGGGCGTTCGCATGACGGATTTGGAAATTAAGTTGCTGATGAAACGCTGGTTTTCCAAGTACAACAAAGTTGTGACATGGATCAAGAAAACAGAGAATGAGGCGCTTTGTACCGGCAAGGTGCGGATGCCTACAGGCAGGATTCGGCACGTTTTAGGGGCGTCGCACGACTCTGCAATTGGAATGCGTATCCTGCGTCAAGCGGTCAATTCTCCCATTCAAAGTACTGCGTCTGACATTTGTTTGACGGCAATGAACCACCTAGATGTGACATTTGAGGGCGGCAAGTGTGACAAATTAGGGCAACCTCAGGCGCGGCTAATCTTGCAGGTTCACGACATGATAGGACTAGAGTTTAATCCAATCTATTACTCCGACGAAGAAATTAATGAAACCGTCAAAACCTGTATGGAGTCTAAGGTTATATCTGATTGGAAGGATCGTTTTGGAATCCATTTCAACGTTCCGCTGGGCGTCTCAATGAAAATTTTGGATCGTTGGAAATAGGGGCAACTTGAGCCAATGTTTGCGCGTCTACAATTCTATAATTACTGAGAGGGTAAAAGCACATGGCCGAAGCAAAGAGCAAAGACGGAAAGAATTTGTTACTTCTGAGTGACAGCGAGCTATCAACGGTACATTACGGATCGTTGCTCGCCTTGAAGCAAGCCGCCTCTGGATCTGATATCGCGTTGCCGACAATCAAGAATGCAATCGCGATCCATGAGGCGGTCTCGCCGATCACAGAAGCAAACGCCAAGAAGTCAGAGAAAACATAATCCAAGTAATGCCGCGCGGGGAAACAACAATCTAAAGGAAAACTTGGAGACACTATTTCATGGGTAAATTTCACTCAGTTAACACGGAGGCAATGCATCAACAGTTTCAAGATCAACAGGAATCGAAGAGCGTCGGTAACGATTGGCTGAAGCTGAAGGAAGGGCAACACCGACTTCGCATTGCTCCGCCATGGTCAGAGGAAGGCGTACCGTGCCGTAAGATTGTCAATTTCCACGGATACGAAGAGGGCGGTAAGCGATGTGCGCCGCTGTCCCTTAGGTATATCTTTGACAATCCGTCAATCGCGCGCATCCTCGCCAACAAGAAACTCATCACGAAGACCGACTTAGACCTTTGGAAGAAGCACGGCGATCCAATGGAAAAGTTGGCACAGACATTGAAGGCCGTTCTTCCGGAAGGCGACTACAAGAAGCTTGAGAAACCTTGGCCGAAGACACAATTCCTTTTCAACGTTGTCAACCGGGCAGGTGGAAAGGTTTACAAGTGGTCTCAGTCTTCTAAGTTCTATGAAACGATCATGCAACAGGCTGCGTTTTCTCCGTTGATTTTCGACGCTGAGAAAGGTAACGACTTCATCATTACTGCCACCGGCGAGAGCCTGAATCGGCGTTACTCCGCTCCGTTGATGATCCCGCAAAGTTGTCCACTTAACATCCCTGACGATGTTCAACTGTTCAACCTGGACGAAGTAATGGCGGCGGGCGTGAAGACCTTCCAACAGTGTGTCACCCTCATAACGCAATGTAAGGCTGACTGGCTTCAAATGGCAAGGATCAATCCCGCTGTTTGGAGTCAGTAAGAGAGTACCCGCCGCGCTGTGGAAGGACACAGACGGTTGCTAGCCCCGTGCCGATCCTGGGCAGAATACGCGAGAGGCGCGACGAAAGCCTTGGGACGCCAAGGTAAGTATGTGCGCGGGTAACGTGTTAAGCACCAAACTATCTCAACACGAAGATAGCTAACGGGGAAAGAGAAATCAGGAGTCAGTTTCGAGTCTGACCGGCGGGATTGAATCCAACTTTTGCGAGGGATAACTATGTCAAAGAAAGACGTTCCAAAGAATCAACGCAAGTCGTATCACCGGGGAGCCTCAGACGAACGCACTTCGTTCATGGCGTTCTTTAGGAGGTTTGAGGTTACGGGATGTGCTGAGTGCAGAGTGTTTTTGGATAAAGCGTTTAAGTTCGGAAAGAAGAGAGTCAAGAGGTTCAAGCGAGTCGGGGGCGGACTGTGAACGTTACCATTTCCGAAGAGTCGCTAAAGCTTCAATCGGATATCGACGCCGGCATCGAAAGTATGGAAGTACACCCGTGCTCAATATGCCGGCAAGCTACGCTTGACGTTACCCGGCAAGGTAGAGGCGAAGGCTCACGCGATCACTTTCATGGCTCCGATTGGGGAAAGTGCTACAAGATGATTTTGTTCGATTGTCTTGTAGGTAAGAAAGAGACCATGACGCCACAGAAGCGCAGCTTCCTTCGTGACGGTCACTTACATGAAGAATCAATTGTTGCGGCGCTGCGCGCCGGCGGACGTGAGATAACCGGGACGGTCGGGAATGAATCGACGTTCAATTTCACGGCACAAACTCCGCAAGGCCCAATCACGTTTACAACCATCATTCACACCGACGGCATCATAGATGGAACCGCCGGCCTGGAATGTAAGAGCGTTAAAGAGTACGCATGGAAGAACAAGTTCTTGAAGGGCAAGATTCCGGAGACCTATTACGGTCAATGCCAAGCGTACATGCTGAAACACCGGATGCTGACGTGGTTCCTTGCAGTCAAGCACCGGCACACGTCTGAGATATTACCTCCGTTTGAAATCAAGTTTGACAAAGAGTACGTGCAACGAAAAGCAATGGAGTTGGCGGCGGTTACGCTCGCGCTGAAGTCTGGGCAACTGTTGACGCGGCCTAAGTCGAAGCTGAATAAGCGCGACTCTGAATGCTTGTACTGCAATTACAAAGATCAATGCTGGAGGTAAAAATGCCAAATGATACGCAAGTAGTTGCGATTCATTACGAATCTATTCAAGACAAAAATTACCTTAACGAATGGCGCGTCGAAGGTATTAACATCAAATTAGGTGACGTTTTGATCGCCGTATTTTGCGGCCCGCTGGCGCAAGAAAGGGCTAACGAGTACGCACTATTCAAGAACGGTCGGAGGTAAGAGGAATGCAGTCTATGCGGATAATTATTGGAATTGATCCGGGAGCCGGCGGGGGAATTGGCATTCGCAATGTCGATGCCGACACAATTAATTCTCTAAAGATGCCCTCAACAGAGGGGGAGTTAGTTGGATTCTTTCAACACGCAGCGCAATACTCCCCCTATGTATTTATGGAAAAGGTTCACGCCATGCCGGGCAACGGCGTTGTGTCCATGTTCTCTTTCGGTCAACAAGTCGGCTCCATCAAGACTGCGCTCGCAGCCGCCGGCCTGTTGGATCGCGTCCAGTTCATCACGCCCCAGGAATGGCAGCGGGCGCTAGGCTGTCTCACGAAGGGAGACAAGAAGGTAAGCAAGAAAGCAGCGGAGACCATGTTTCCTATACAAATCACCCATGCGACGGCGGATGCACTCTTAATCACAGAGTACGGGCGGCGCGTGGTCTCAGGAGAGATTACGAGACATGAAACCGCAACTGTGGCACGCAAAGCTAGAACAGCTTCGAAAAGACAAACCCGGAATCGGAAGGCGAGCGTTAGCAAAGCAACTCAGTCTGTCCGAAGACGCGATAAGGCGGTATCTGTCGTACAAGGACGCAAAGCCGCTAGAAAAAGAGCTGCCTAAGCTAACAGACGCCGCTTTGCTTGAGTCGATCAAGAAGCCGGTATCTGTTTTTGAACTTGTCAAGAAATTCAGAACAGATGAAAGGAACATTCTTGACGCGCTCGCGGCTATTAAACAAGCCGGCTTTCAAATCGAGGCGACGTTAGAAGACAATCTAAATAAGATCGTTCACCTGAAGACCGTCGCAACTCCAACGGCGGAGCCTTTTGTTGCACCGTGGGAAGGCGAACAGATAATCCGTTTTGGCGTCGTCTCCGACACGCATCTTTGCTCCAAGTATCAACAACTAACCTTCCTTCGTTATGCCTATGATCGTTTCGAGGCTGAAGGTATCTCCCAGGTTTATCATGCGGGGGATATTACCGACGGCTCCGGGATGCGACGCGGGCATGAGTACGAGGTATTCTGTCACGGCGCGGACGCCCAGGCCCGATACGTCAAAGAGAATTATCCATTCAAGACGAATATCCGAACCGACTTCATTACAGGCAATCATGATCTAGCGTTCCTCGTCTCTGCCGGGCATGACGTAGGTAAGTCTATTTATAACCTTCGCGAAGACCTGCGTTACTTGGGTCCGGAGCTGGCAAAGATTCAACTCACTCCGAATTGTCAGCTTGAGCTATGGCATGGGCGCGACGGCTCCGCCTATGCGAAGAGCTACGCCTTACAGAAGTACGTTGAGGCAATGAGCGGGGGAGACAAGCCGAACATCCTCTTCGCCGGGCATCGTCACAAACAGCTTTACACGTTCTACCGCAACGTCCATTCATTTGAGGCCGGTTGCTTACAAGCGCAAACGCCATTCATGCGCGGAAAGAAGCTGGCAGCGGACGTGGGCTTTTGGATGATCGAGCTAGGCGTTGCAACGGACGGAACCATTCAGCGGGTTAAATCCGAATTCTTCCCGCAATACGTTTCTGTTAAGGAGGACTACTAATGAACTTCGATCTATTCGTTCTTTGGTTCGTTGGATTTCTGACGGGATTAGTTATTGGGTTCGTTGCGTCGTTCATTTTGCTGTCGAGATAGACAATGCCGACTCCCCTTTGGAAAACAACTGAAGCCTTCAAGCGAATCCTTGAAGTCCTGGGGCCGCGACGGTACTCCATTATTCAAGGTAAGCGGAAGAAATACGACGCCGTTCCGGGGAGTAGGCGCGCGCTGCGATGCTACGCGACAACGTTCTATGAGACGCCGGCACACAAGAAAAACACTATCGAGATTTACGGAGAGAACGGTTACTTCGATTCGATAGATACGATCCTTCACGAACTGTTGCACGCGGCTTATCCTGACAAAGAAGAACAAGAAATAGAACAACTGACAGAGGAAATTGCAAAGGACTTATGGACGGCAAACGACTAGACAAGGTTGTTATCTCATTCTCGAAATACGGCTCCGGTCCGGAGGATGAATTAAGTTTCCTCAAATTATGCGGAGCCCGTTATCGGTTCCTCGGAGAGAAGCACAAGGGCTTTCTGCGTTACTACGCGATTGCGGAAATGACGATCCCGGATGAAGTTCCAATCATTAAAGACGGTTCCTTTTGGATGCTTCACGAACCGGGAAAGGGAGCAACAATTTATATTGAATGGGGGGAATATGCAAGCAAGCGACTCGCCGAACTCAGTCGACAAAGAGACGAAGTATAAGCCGGGCTGTCACGATCACGCGGCAGAGAACTATATTCGCGGAGTATCCGGTCAAAAGGTTCACGTCTACGCGCCGCGACCGGAGGAAATCATTCTTGAAGACGGCGTGCACGCACTGTCTCATATCCCCCGGTTTAATGGAAACACAGTTAAAGCTTACCCCGTTCTTGCTCATTTGATTTGGTGCTATCAGATCGCCGCGCACCGTTTCCCTGGATGGAAGAGTCTACAAAAGGCGTGTTTGTTTCACGATTTCCACGAAGCCTACATAGGCGACATGGCGTCACCGATCAAGCAATACCAACCTTGCTATCGAGCCTTGGAGCGTCCGCATGTTGTGGCGCATCGGATTCGTTTCGAACTGTCAGATGGGCCGGCGATCGCGGATCAGGTTAAACAAATCGATACAAAGGCGTTCTACGTCGAGCGGTATTTTCTTCAAGACAGAACGAATTATCGAATAATGACTGAATTTCCTAGGATATCGTTAGAAATCGAAGCAAGCACCCTAAGAGACCTAATCGAAATGAAGCCTGAAGACCTCCGCGACATGTTCCACAAAATCTATTCGGAGGAATTTTGCAAATGAATATTGCCGAGCAGCGTAAAGAATTTAACGCGAAATCTGGCGAGGCTAATCGCGTCCCCGTCACGTTTCGATACGACGGCTTGAATTGGGACTTCATAAAGATGCTGGCAGAAATCGCGCACTATGCCGGCAACAAGTACGGCAAGGGGAATCCGGACGAACTAAGTAATTACCGGGAGCCCCAGCTCATTAACGAGAAGAGCCCAATCAATCATATCTATGAGCACTTGCGGCAGTACCAGACGGGAGAGCATCACGACCATTTCAAAGACCCAATCTATCACCTTGCCGCCATCGCCTATAACGCCATGATGGAAGCTTATTATCACCGGCGGTTCGGGCATAGAGTCTCGCCCTTAAATTTGCGTGAACCGCTAGGTGCGTGCGGACAAGCGAGCACCCCAATCGAGAAAGACCGCCGGCACGCGTCTGTTGATACCCTGCCGGGATACGGGTCTTCACCATACGACGCCGGCGCTATTCGCAAGTAACCCGGACATGGAGGTTTCTAAAGTGAACTTCATTAAGAAGATTTGGAATTCCGCGCGGGACTTCCTCCGGGAAAAGATGCAACGCGAACCGGACGCAAAACCGGCGGGCAAAGTCATTTCAACTCGCCGGCTTCTCCGGAGACTTCGCAAGTCAAAGACGGGTAAGAAGGCGCTTCGAAAGGCAAAGACTAAAGAGAAAGCTAAATTCATGTATCCACCTGGGACGAAGATCGCACAACCCAGCGGTACGCATTACACCGTTGCCACTCGCGGCAACTGGATACGAACTTCACTCAAGAAAGGGGAGCAAAAAGAAATATGCGAACAGATACGTACAACTTCAAATCAAGAGTCACAAACATCGGATTTACCCTCTTCCTCGCTGTCGCCCTCATTGGCAGCTTAGCGTCGGTTGCGCATTGCCAGACTGCGCCGACACAGATTGTCAAGAAATTCATTGGGGATACAACGACGTTTGCCTGGGAATTCGACGTTGCCGATGAAGCGACCATTACACATTTCTCCGTGAAGTGGGTTGATGATCTAACGAAAACCTTCATCGAATTGAAACAAGTCGCAAAGAACTTGCGAGGTACGACTACAAGCGCCGCATTCACGCCGGGCTTTAAGTTTACTTACTACGTCGTGACCGCCGTTGACGCTCGCGTGACGACTTCGGTAGTCGAGTCGAGCCCGTCTAATACGGTAGCAACGGAACGAGTCGGCAAACCTCCGCGCAACCTGACAGAACAATGAGATACCGGAAAGACAATTCTTTCTTGATTCGCGAACACGTCAAAGCGGCGGGTATCGCAATTATCACGGCCATGCTAATTATCTTGGCCTTGTTAACTGTGGGGCGAGCGTCGGAACAACCGGCGCTTACCGATCCGGATATTCAAAAATGGTATCAACAATGCTCACAAAATCCGGGATGCAGGATCATATCTCGAAACGTCAAGATACTAAATGATAGCGGCTGGCAGAGTGAGCCAGTTCTCATCATGCGAACGCCCGCAGTAATCGACTTCAGTATCGCTCGATTCAAGAGTGCGAAAGGAACGATTTACATAGTTCTGCTTATTCCGGATCAAGCAGTAG